GGCTTGCCTCAAGAGGTGTATAATGCGATTTCTAAAGCACAAGGCTTGGCAGAATGGGCGTATAACAATTTTATGCCTTGCCAAGTATTGTTGGAAGGTTATGGGTACGGAGGTACAGCCAGCAGTACGGCTAACCTCAGAGAGCTTCCTAACCTTAATGCTACCAAAGTATCGGTAGTAATAGGACAAGATTACAACTACGCAAAAAGTAAGGAAGGTAAGGCACAAAAGTATGCCGATGTGGGTACTGTGCTTGGAGTATGCTCAAAAGCCCTTGTACAACAGAACATAGGCAACAACGAGCTATTTAATCTTACTGATGCTACACAAGGAGTATGGATAGAGCCCGCACTCAGTTCATATACTACTATTGTAGATGCGTTTGACGATTTGCAAACCCTTGAAGATAAGGGCTACATTTTTGGTATTACCTACGCAGGTATTGCGGGTGTACGCATTAACAATGACCACACTTGTACACCTGTAGTGGTAGATAGCCATCATAATATGAACGAGCACTCTATAGCCTACGGACGTATTATGGACAAAGCTTCACGAGGTTTGCGCACAGCCTACCTGCCTAAAATCAAAACCGATTGGGAGCTTGACGAGAAAGGCAAAATGCGTCCTGCAACAATTGTAGCTTTAGAAGATATTGGCGACAGCGTATTGGAACGTATGCTTGCCAATGGTGAGATTTCGTATGGCAAAACTACCATAGATAAGGATAGTGACCTTGTAGTAAAAAAGGTGCTTAAAATATCGTTTGTAATAGTGCCAAAAGGAAGTATTGGAGAGATTAAAGGAACGATTAACCTTAAAACACAAGCATAATGGCAGATATAAACAGAAACGGAAAGGCTTATGACTCAGCTGATGTGAGGGTACAAATTAATGGTATTCCTATCAATGTAAAGAGTATTAGTTATGGCAATGAGCAGGAACACCAACTAAACCATACTTTGGGGGCGGAACCTACAAGTTGGTCAATGGGAAAGATTACACCTTCAGCATCTATGACTGTTCCGATGCACGAAATAGCCCCTTTGGAACGTGTTTCGGGTGGACTATTGAAAATAAAGCCTTTTACTATCACAGTTGAGTTTGTGAATGAGTTTAACGAGATAGTAGTGGATAAGATTGTAGCAAAGTTTAAAAACGAAGGGCGAGAGGTTACTGGAGATATGGGACTCGAAAAACAATACGATTTGTTTGCCCTATCAGTAAAGCTAAGGGTAGCATAACTTATAATAAATAAAAATACTATGATAAAAAAAGTAAGTGAAGAGGTAAAAACAAGCCTCAAAAAAGAATATGGCGACAAGCTAAAATCGCTTATCCTGCCAATGGATGACAACGGCACAGAAGAGCTGGAAGTATTAGCAGTAGTACCCTCTCGTAACGTGGTAGGGCAATACCTAAAATACTTAAATCAGGATCCTAAAAAGGCACAAGAAATATTGGTAAAGGCTTGTTTGGTTACCAACAAAGAGGAAGTACTTGCCGATGATGGGCTATTCTATGCCTCAGCAAGTCTGATTGGTGAATTGATACCTATTAGACAGGGAAAGTTTGGAACTGTTTAGAACTTAATAGAGCTCTAAACTACAAGGAAACAGGCGATTTGTACTTTAAAGTCGATGCCTTGATAAGTTACTACCTTCATATCCCCTTCCCCGAAGATTTGGACGATGAAACGTGGGCTATGAAGTGGGCACAGATTCAATGGCTGGCAGAACAAGGAATATTAGGTGTTAAAAAACAAGACTTGTAACAAATGGAAAACGGACAATCTATCGTATTAGATTTGGCTTCTCGCTATGGGAGGGCTTTGGGAATAGTGTTATCTTCTGAGGGTATGAACCAAGTAGTGATTACCAAAGAGGATAACAAGTACCAAGTGGAGACCTTTGGCGAGGCTACCAATTTCGAGGAGGTTACAATGGAGTACGAAAATACTCGCCTTGTATTTAACAGCTTTATAGGAGGCGAACAATCTACTGTTTTTGCTCCGCCTCCTATACTTTCCTTCTCGCGTTCAAAGAAACTCATTGAAACGGAGACTAATGGTAGTACTATTGTAGAGCGTTGGAATACCAACGAATGGGAGATTACCATTCAGGGTATTTTGGTGGATATAGAAAACCACAATTATCCCGATAGTCAAATACAGCAAATAGTCACTCTTTTTGAACATAATGATATTATTAAAGTAGTTGGGGCACAGTTTTATGACAAGGGTATTGATAGCATTTATATAGATTCTATCACTATCAATCCTAAAGAAGGTTATAGTGATACTGTTGCCTATGCACTAAATGCTAAAAGTGTAAAAGAGGTAACATTTAACTTATTGGAAGGTGATGGGAAGTAGTTATTTAAATATCAATATTCGTATTACAGTAGCTGGCAAGATACAGTTCAACGCAGTAAAGCAAATAGAGATTGCCAAAAGTATAGAACTGCTTACCTCTACAGCAAAGGTAGAGTTACCTCGTGAGTTTAAGAACACCCGCAAGGACAGGCAGAGTTTTAGCATTGAACGCAAGAACTTGTTAGAGCTGATAAAGGTAGGTGATAGCATTCATATTGAAGCTGGTTACAACGGTGACTATTTTACCGAGTTTGAGGGATATATCACTCAAATAGGGGCGGATATACCGCTATTACTCACTTGTGAAGATGAGATGTGCCAACTGAAAAACAAGCCCCTTATCAATAAAACGTACGCTTCGGTAAGTTTGAAGCAGTTACTTAAAGACATTGCCCCCGACTATGAAACGGAGGTGTTGGATATGCAACTCGGCAAACTGATGATAGAGCGCTCCTCTCCTTATAAAGTGCTGGAGGAGCTTAAAAAACAGTATGGTGTACATTGTTCTTTTAGAGGGAAAAAGCTAATTGCAGGACTTAAAATAGATTTTAAATCAAAGGTAATACATCACTTTATCTTTGATAAGAACTTTAGACAAAGTAAAGATCTAAAGTACAAAACTAAGAATGAACGCAAGGTACTATTGAAAGCTGAGAGCTCACAAAAAGGTACTTCTAAAAAAGTAACCTACCAATATGGGGAAGAGGGAGGAGGCGAACGCACTTTGCACGCTCCTACTAACCTTACATTGGAAGAGCTAAAAGCCTTTACCGAAAAGACTTATAACAGTTCGGTATTCGACGGCTATGAGGGGACTTTAGAGGGTTTCGGCTACCCACGTACTCAAGTGGGCGATACGGTAGCCCTTACCGATCCTAACTATCCCGACAAACACCGTGACGGACTGTATTTGTTAGAAAGCGTAACTATCTTGCTCAACGCACAAGATGGCTTTAAGCGAAAAAGCAAGCTGTCAATGAAACTTTCAAACACTAATAGCACAGACATTACAGAACTATGGAACAAGCCCTTACAACCGCAATTACTACCCTAAATCACCGCAAAAAGCAGGTTACCTCTGTAGGTGTGGTGAGTCGTATCGAAGGGAATACCTGTGAGGTGGAGAGGGAAGATTTACCTCTGCTGTTAGATGTGCGTTTAAACGCTGTTCAAGGGGTGTTTGAAAACTGTTTAAACATAGTGCCTAAGATAGGTTCGCAGGTGTTGTGTTTGGAGGTTGAGGGCGAACCCTCCGAAACCTGTGTAGTTGGTTATACCGAGATTGATAGTATAGAAGTAAAGATTGATGGTGCAGTAGTGAAGATAGCTAAAGGGAAGATACAGATAAAAAACAATTTTGCTAACCTCAAACAGTTATTGAGTGAGTGGCTTACCGAGCTTAAAATGGTAGTGATACAAACCCCTGCAGGTGTTGGTAATTTTTCACCTAACAACGTTGCAAAGTTCAGTGAGTTAGAAAGTAAAATTAATCAGTTATTAGAATGATATGGCACGAAAAGACTTGTTGTTAGATACTGTAGGCAATTTAGTAATTGAGGAGGGTGATTTTGTAATTGAGTCCTCGGATATGCAACACATAAAGCATATAGTGGAAGCACAGAAAGGGGAATTTAAAGAGTTTCCTTTTATGGGGTTTGGCGTAGAGAACTACCTAAAAACAAACACTAACCCTTTAGCCTTTAAACGAGACCTAAAAATACAATTAGAATACGACGATTACAAGAATGCTACCATAGACCTCTCAAAAGGCTATGAAGAGTTAAAGATAAACCTATAAACGCACTATGGCACTAAACAAACAAGCCCTAACACAAGGCATTATCGACCTTCAGCAGGATATGCTTACCAAGACAGAGGCAAGCCCAAGAGAGTACGCCGAACGCTTAGCCTCACTTATTTACGACTTTGTCTGCAGTGGCGAGGTAACAGTAGCTGCCGGTATCAGTGTAAACACAACAGGAACGGCAGCCGCCCAAGTGGGTGCTACTATAAGTGAAGGAAAAGGGAAAATAACTTAAAAAAACACATATCACAATGGAATGGATAACAGAAGTACTTAAAGAGCATTTTGGTTCGTTTATCGGTATGGTATTATCGGGCTTAGCAGGTTGGTTTTTCGGTAGGCCTAAGCAACAAATGGAGCTCCAGACCTCCGAACTTGATAACGTAGATAAAGCCGTAAAAATCTATCGTGAAATGATAGAAGACTTAGGCACCAAGTACGCCAACGCTATCGATGAGCTAAAGAAAGCTAACCAACGCATTAAGGACTCAAAATGACATCACCGCCTTACATAATCAAAGCCTCCTAGACCTCGCTCTGCAACACACAGGCACAATAGAAAGCGTCTTTGAGTTTGCTGAAGCGAACAGCCTCAACATCACCGATGAGGTTGTGGCGGGCAAAACATTAGTACTACCTGCAGAAGCATTTAGGAATAAAGATATATTAGCCTACTACACCGCAAAGAACCTACAGCCCGCCACAGCCTTTTCTAAGGAAGACGAACAGGTGTTTGAACGACTTGAGGGTATTAGTATATGGGCTATTAACCTTGATTTCGTCGTTAGTAGTTAGTCGTTAGCCATTAGCAAGCGACACAATCTAACGACTAATAACTAAAGACTAACGACTAAATATTATGGCACGCACTATACAAGAAATACAAACCCTTATCTACCAAGCCAAAGCACAAGAGCCTGCACTGGAAAGCCTCAACAGCACCTCCAAAGTAGCTATATGGCGATTGTGGGTATACATCATAGCCGTAGCTATATGGAGCTTGGAGAAACTTTTCGACCAGCACAGGGCAGATATTGACAAACGCCTTGCCGAACTCAAACCACATACAGCACGTTGGTACAGAAGCAAAGCCCTTGCCTTCCAGTATGGTTTTGATTTGTTACCCGACAGCGATAAGTTCAATAACCAAGGGCACACAGAGGAAGCCATAGAAGCAAGCAAAATTGTCAAGTACTCGGCTGTGATTGAGAGTAAAAACGAAGGTAGGCTTATAGTAAAAATAGCAGGTGAACAGGGCGAGCAATTGCAACCTATCACCGAACCCCAAAAGCAAGCCTTTGAAGCCTACTTGAAGGAGATAAAAGACGCGGGTGTACGCCTATCGGCAGTAAATTATCAGCCCGATGTGTTGCACCTGCAAATGAAGATAGTATATGATCCGCTTGTATTGGACGGCAACGGACAAAGTATCCTACACGCTACTAAGCCTGTAGAAAGAGCAATTAAAGACTATTTAAAACGCCTGCCATTTAACGGAGAGCTTGTATTAGCGCACCTTATTGACGCGCTACAACAAGCCGAAGGAGTGAAGATACCGCATTTAGTGCTTGCCCAAAGTAAGAACATCACCAGCGGAGGAGGCTATGGAGCCTTTGAAACGATAGAGATAAGCAAAATACCCACCGCAGGCTACTTTACCATTGATAACTTTAATGATATAACATATGTTAGTAGTTAGCTTGCCCGAACACTAAGCGAATACTAAGCGAACACTAAGCGAAGATAAGATGACCTTAAACATTGATAAATTAGTAGTTCTTTTACTGCCAACCTTCCTGCGCAAACCGAAGCTCATAGCGTGGTTGCGTATGTTGGCAGCTCCCCTGCACAAGTTGCTGTACACCTTTCAGCAAGCACGCCAAGCCGACTTGTACAACTTGGCACACAACAGCCAAGTATGCTACCTTCGGAAGGCTCTCAATGATGAGTTCGACAGCGAGCAGCGACGTATCCGTATCGAGGACGGAAAGCAGAACGAGCGGCTCTATATATACCCTCGCAGTGCCAATAAGCCTTTGTTTTTAGGAAAAGTCTTCCTCTATCAACGAGGCGACTATATCGACGGCGGAGTAGATTTTATAGTAGTACTCCCTCAAGGTTTGGAGTACGATAGATACAAGTTAGAAGCCCTTGTGAATTTTTACAAGTTAGCAGGAAAACGCTGGACAATAGAAACTAAATAATATGAATAAGTTACATACCGAACACAACGCAGGATACCCTTTTGATGTGGCATTTCTTGCCTTTATGCAGAACGCCTATAACCTATTTAACCATTTTGGACACCTCGCTGGCAATAAGGTAATTATTTCAGGGTGTGAGGAGGTAGGCAACACCATCACCCCAGGTACTGTCTATATAAATGGCGAGCTCTTTCCTTTTGAAGGAGGAGCCAAAGACGATACAGTATGGATACGGGAAGACACCACACAAGTAACCTTTCAGGACGGCTTCTCTCGCACATTAGAAACCGTGCGTACCGTTGTTTTTGGTAGGTCTGCCCCTGATAAAACCTTTAACTGGGAGGACTTTCAACGTGTTACTAATCTACAAGATTTAGGCAAAAATAAAGCTGAAAATAAAGCGTTGAAAGAGTTAAAAGACGAAGTAGAAATACTCAAGAAACAGAAACAAGCTATACCCATTGGGCTCATTGCTATCTGGGGCAAGCCCGCTAACCAGATACCCGAAGGCTGGCGAGAGTACACTGACCTACGCGGTAGAATGCCCGTTGGTTTAGATCCCTATTATAATAAAACTAATGATGATGCTCAAGACTATCAGCTCAATAGCCTACTGAAGCAAGGTGGGGAACGTTCTCACAAGCTCACTATTGAGGAAATGCCAAGCCATAACCACCAACTTCCTTATAGAGAAACACGAGATGATGCAGGCACAGGAGGTGATAGCAATGAGTTTTCAATAGGCGATGCCCATAGACGCAACACTACCCATACAGGTGGCGACCAACCCCACAATAATATGCCACCTTACCACGTGGTACAATTTATAGAGTATGTAGGCTTTCAAGTAGCCCCCTAAACAAGTAACTTTTAAAATTAAACAATAATATGACACCAAAAAAGACATTAAAAAAGTGGTTTTCTAACCTAATGAAACCAGCACAAGAACATTTCGCTGCTTGGATTGACAGCTATTGGCACAAAAGCGAGCAAATTCCAATGAGCAACATCGAAGGACTTAGCAGAGCCATTGAGAACACTGTCTCGGCAAAGCAGCTGCTCAACCATTTAGAGGACACCAATGCCCACAGTGCCCTCTTCGATGAGTTGAAAAGGCAAATACAAGCTATTCAAACCATCTTACAGGTAGATGATGTAAACCTCGACACCCTACAAGAAATCGTTACCGAGTTAAAAGCTAACACCAAGCTACAAGAGCTCATCGACAAAAAAGTAAACAAAGAAGATGGTAAAGGCTTGTCGGCAAATGACTTCACCAACGAGCACAAGCAGAAGTTAGAGGAGCTGCAGCCTGTTGATATATCGGGAAAGATGGATATAGACGCATCTTTGGTGACTCTAAAAGATAATGTCACTATTACCGAATATACAACACAACCAATGCCCCCTATGAATATTTCAGACAAATACTTGTACCTTAATATATCCCCAGATGTAGATTGGTTTTGGATTAAAGGTAAAAAGTATATAATTATCGATAGTGGGGAAGGGAATGTTGTTTTTTACGCACAAAATTCTGTTACTTTTTCTAATAATAGAGTTGCTGGAGGAAAAATTCATCATTTTGATGTAAATGCCAGTAGTGTACGTTTCTCAGGAGATGATTTGCAACCCGCTTGTATTGAAAACTATGAATATATTAGACTTTCGGCTAAAAATCATATAACGATAGACAGTACTTCTTTTGTAGTCAACAATGTTGATGTCCTATCAGAAATCAATAAATTGAAAGAAGAAATCAAGTTATTGAAGAATAATAGTTAAATGCCTTATCATTCTTTTCTCTTTGCCAAAGAGAGTAACAGTAGGAGCTACTTTCTTTGGCAAAGTTTTAAGAAATAACATTTGTTTCTTTTTAACCCTAAACACAAATCGCTATGGAAATCAGAAAATACATCATCAAACTATTTGCACTCAGTTATATAGTGCCTTTTGCAGGTAAAACAAGAAGTTTTACCCGCTCTGCCAATATCATCTTACCCTTAATACTCATCGGAGGGCTTATTGTTTGTGCCGAGCTTTACAGCTGGCTGTACATATTGTTGCCATTGTTGGCTGTAGCTTGTTTCTTTGGCTTTGGGTATTTTCACTTTTCACCTCTTACCAAAGCTGATATACCCTTAATGGATAGCACCCAATGCTGGCAGTACCAGCAACTCTTAGGGGATAATAGCAATCCACCTACACAATACAACGCCCGTTGGGTAGTATGGGTAAACCCATTGGCTATAGCTATAGCTCTTGTCTTATTATTCACTTTAATACTATAAGCAATGAAAAAAAGTACCCGCAACATTCACTACCTTGTCGTTCACTGCTCCGCTACACCAGAGGGCAGAGAGCACACCGCCCAAGATATTAACCTTTGGCACAAACAAAGAGGTTTTAATGAGATAGGTTATAACTACATCGTTCGCCTCAATGGCACGATTGAAGAGGGCAGAGATGTAAATAAGATACCTGCCCACGTAGAAGGACACAATAAGGATAGTATCGGCATCTGTTATATTGGAGGGATAGATAAAAATACCCTCCAACCCAAAGACACCCGTACACCAGCCCAAAAAGAAGCCTTAAAAAAGCTCCTCAAAGAGTTAAAGGCTTTATACCCACAAGCTGAAATCTTAGGTCATAGAGACTTCCCAGGAGTAGCCAAAGCTTGTCCGTGTTTTAATGCAAAAGACGAATACAAAAACATTTAAAAGTATTAGATATGACAAATGTTAAAGAACTAAAGAAAGATTTTGATAATCTACTTGCAAAAGTAGAACAGTTGCCACGTACAAGAGAATTATCACTTGTTATTACCAAGTTAGAAGAGGGTACGATGTGGCTTGAAAAAGAAATTAGGAAACAAGAAAAATAGGTATGAAAAAGATAATCATTGCATTATTAGCGTTCCTCGCCCTCGTAGGGTGCAGAACCAAAAAAGTAGAAACCCACACTCAAAGGCAAATAGAGAAAGAGCACTTTATCACCTATAAAGATAGCTCACAACTATTCGCCTACCAGTCCAAAGTGTCTGCCTTATCCGAACAGTCCGACCAGTCCTTTGAACTCGAATTAGAAACCCTTACCGATAGTGTAGGAAACCCTCGTGAACTCATCTACACCCGCATTCGTGACGGCGATACCGAGACCATAAGGGTAACAAACGGAAAGGTTAAGCTACGTACTACAAGCACCCATTCTAAGAGCCTACAGCAGGCTGATAGTACCCTTTATAATAATTCATACACTCGCATTAAAACCGAAGCGCAAAAACACGAATATACCCAACACAATCAAGTAAGCAAAGAAGTAAACAAAAGCCCCGTAAGGCACATCCTTTGGCTATTGCTACTCGCCTTGTTAGTCTATATATGTTGGAAATACAAGCCGTTTCGGTGGAAGATTTAATAAGAATTTAAACAGCTTTTAAAACGCTTTTAAAGCACTGCTAAAATAGGAGGACAAGCAGTAAAAAAATGTCCTCCGCTTTTATTTAAAACAACTTCCTACATCATTTTAAAGACAATCCCAGTGGGACACGGAGGACAATATGTCTTCTGCTGTCTCACTGGGGTTTTGTCTTTATTGATGTAGGAGTCGCAAAAGTATAACAATTTTCTGAATTAGCAAATTTAATAATAGAAAAAGAATGAAAAATTACACTACTTCGCCATTACCCTTCCAAGGGCAAAAACGCAAATTCGTCAAACACTTCAAAGAAGCCCTAAAACACTTCCCCTCCAACGCCACCTACATCGACCTATTCGGCGGCTCAGGACTTCTTTCGCACACCATCAAAACCACTCACCCCAACGCCCGCGTAATATGGAACGATTACGACAACTTCGCTCACCGCTTGGCACTCATACCCACCACAAACGAAATCATCTCCCAGCTCCGTCCTATCGTAGCCAATGCCCCAAAAGGCACACGTATCACCGAACTCAAGCCCGCCATTTTAGAAGTCCTCCGCCAATACCCGCCTGAAGCCTTAGATTATATTACCTTCTCTGCCAATCTCCTTTTCAGTGGCAAGTACGCCACCAGCTTGGAAGCCCTTGCTAAAGACGGCTTCTATGCTAAAGTTTCTCAAACACCCTACAATGCTGATGGTTATCTTGCAGGAGTAGAACGCCGTCAAACCGACTATCGCAACCTCATCACCGAGTTTGAACATACCCCAAATACCGTCTTTATCCTTGATCCACCCTATCTTTCCACCGACATCAGTTCCTACAGCGGTGCTCAAGATTGGAAACTAAAAGACTACCTACATATCGTCAAAGCCCTCAACGTAATGTCTCGCTACATCTACTTCGGAAGCAATAAAGGACAACTCCTCGACCTTTTCGACTTCCTTGCCAACGAATACAACCTCCCCAGTCCATTCAACGGAACCGAGCGCATAACCGTCAGCACCAGCGTTAATTATGCCAGTGCCTACGAAGATTTAATGATATACAAATACTAAAAACACGAACAATGAAATCAACATCCAATATTTGGCAACGTACGCCAATATCCTACTATGGAGGTAAGCAAACAATGCTGCCACATATCCTGCCCCTTATCCCCGAACACACCATCTACACCGAAGCCTTTTTCGGAGGAGGTGCAGTCTTTTGGGCAAAACAGCCCGTCAAAACCGAAATCATCAACGACTTTAATGCTAATGTATATACCTTCTACAAGGTTCTGCAAAACCGCTTTGCAGAGCTTAAAACCCTTATAGAGCGGTCTGTAGTTAGCCGAGAAGCCTACAAAGCCGCCTTGGTAATCTACCACGCCCCTTTTGCTTTTACCGAAGTGCAACAAGCGTGGGCATTTTGGTACGCTACTAACTGCGGCTTTTCAAACCAAGTAGGTAACTGTCGCATCACTACCAACAGCAAGAACGTGTCAGCCCTTAGCAACAAAATCACCCACTTCACCGACACCTACTCCACTCGCCTGCAAGGTGTCCAAATTGATAACAACGATGCCACCGAAGTCCTCACCCGCCACGACACCCGAACCACTTTCCATTATGTAGACCCACCCTACATCGGAGCTAACCAAGGACACTACGGAGGCTATGAGCAATCACATTTTAACCAACTATTAACCACACTTGCCACCCTCAAAGGCAAATTCCTGCTAAGCTCCTACCACAATGAAGAGCTAACCAAATACGTACAGCAGCACGGATGGCATCAAAAAGAAGTGTCAATGCATTTAGGGAGCAGCAATAGCACAGGAAAGAAGCGTATAGAAGTCATTACAGCCAACTACCCTATATAA